ATCTTCCCACGGAGAACCGTAAATACTCCGCCGTCGTGGCATCAACATCCCCGCCGTCTGCATTCCCATATCCATCAGACCGGTCACGGCATTGGCTTGCCCGGCGTAGATCGAGCCCCGGGCCGCTCCCGCGCCCGTAAATGCTCCGGCCTCGCCTCGTGCGCCTGACATGCTATAATCACCCATCCTGCTCGCCGCTTGCTGTCCACCTCCAGAGAGGCGCTCTAATTGACCGACGTAATTGCCATATTCCTCGCTGGCAAGACCCTGGCCGTATCTTTGGAGGCCCTTTTGCGTTGCCCCTGACATCAAACGCCCCCTGGCGGACGCCGACCGCTCAAGAGCCTTCGTACCCTCGCCTAGACGGAACTCGTAGCCTGGTGACGCCTGAAACCGCTTCAGAGCGGCAGCACGGCGGTCCTCAATGCTTCCTTGTGCACCTCCGTAATCGACTCCTGATAAATCGGCCAAGCTGTAGAGCGCGCCTTTCCCCGTCGTTCGCCAAGGCTCAATATCCGCACGGGCTTGCGTAGTCCCCCGTGCAATCGCGCCTCTTGCCCGATCAGCAGCCTGAGTCTGGGCTTGGCCGGCATCCTTGGCGGCTTTGTAGCCCGGAATTACATAATCCCAAAATGACATCAGTACAGCCTCCTCCACTCCGCGCTATTGTAAACAACGCCCAAGGTATCATTATCCACGCTCAAAACCAAGGTCGCACTACCCATAATGTTTTTACCATTGCCGTCCAAAGTCAGGTTGTCGGTATTCCAGTTGCCGTTAGGATCATGAAAATAAACGGTCTGCCCCAGTTTAGGTGAAAGCGGAAGCGTGATGGTAAAAGCTCCGCCATCAGTTTTTGCAAGAATTTGATCGCCATTAGTAGCGGTATAGGTAGCGGTGACTTCCGTCCACCGACGAATATTGACCAGAAAATCCTTCAAGGCTTGAAAGTATTTCAACCAGTTCTTGGCCAACCACTCTCCCTCAACAAGGGGAGTCCGTGGGATTTCGGGAACGGCCATTTTAGTCGTTCAAGTTAGCGGCGATTATCGCCGACTTGACAGGATCGGAAATGGTCAAACGGTAGACCCTCTGCCAAAACCAACCCATACGGCGCCAGATCAACCGTTTGCGGTATTTTCCCTTTGCTCCCATATTCGCCCAATGCTCATTCGACCATGTATGCCCGCCATCGTCTGACCAGTCTAGCATAGCTTGCGGGGCCACCCCTTGACCGGAAGTCAACCCGGTACCGCTCTCAATCTCTATCTGAAGGCGATTGGCGAATACCCTCTTGGTCCCGGCGTGGAGAGGCGGCGCTGTCGCGATCCGTCGGATCGGGTCTCCAAGATCAGTAAAGGTATTGATATCGAGTTCGTTGATCTTGCCACTGGCGAAATCGCCAACCAGGGTCTTACCATATATCTTCAAACTGTGCGCCGGTCGCCAACGAGGAAGGAACCTGTTGTTAGCCGTATCGTAGCCCTCTCTCTCGTGCCACAATTGAGTGGAAGCATCGTAAACGAAGGTCGCCTCGTCAAAACTTAGAACATAGAATTTATGCCCTTCCTGAGTGTGGAAAAAAGCTGTTGCTGTAGCAGGCGAGGCAAATCCCGCGATGGCCGACTCGATAGCATGGGTGGATATCCGCTGGGGAACGTACCCGGCTGCCTTGTAGACAATCTTGTCATCACCAAGCCAAAATATCGTATTATCCTCAGCGACGATGGAATGCTTGGCAAGGCAACCTCTTTGCACGACCGCCGTTGATATTCGGGTGAATGGAAAGTCGGAATCTCCTGAATTATACCAAACCTCCGTGGTAGTCTCTCCGAATAGCCACACTTCCCCATGATCAACAAAACACGCAACAAGGTTATCCGGGTCGCTCTCCGCCGTTGCGATATCCGTAGCGTCCCAGGCCGTAGCGTCATTCAAAGCAGAAATAAAGAACGTATCAGCGGACGGCGTCGTAGCAATGATATAACCGCCCGTGAACGCTACCGAAGACGCGCCGTGAAAATCGGTATCGTTGGGGTTGATGGCAGTCAAAGCGAAAACCGCCGTCATAACGTATGTATCAGTAGCCCCCGTTTCAGCCTGAATAACTAATTGAGTGCCATTATCCGCCATGAAGACATCAGCAGAGCCTCCTACGGTACCTCGGTTAGTTCCTGTTCCAGCGGAATCGACGGTAAAAATATCTGCTCCACTGACAACACAGAGCGTCCCCGCGAAATCGTGCATCCCTCGAATTGGCCCGGTTCCGATATCGGCGAACGTCTTTTGACCGGGCGTACCGATAACGGGGATTTGCGCCTTCGCATCGGGCGGTGACGCCTCGGCGAAATAGTTCACAAGCCGTTGCGCCGATAGGTGCTCTACGCCTTCACGCTTGTAAGAATTGCGGGCAAAAGGGACTCTCACCAATCGTACTCCGGTTCAAAACTGACCGTTGTTTCGGTATCGAAGCCTAAAACCCTGTCCAAACTGACTTGGGCCATCCGCTGCAAATTGACTTGCTTATCAAGTGCAACGCCGTATTCAGGAGCAAGTTCTACAGCTAAATTTTTCTTCAGCGCGGCCAACCATTCTTGCGGAAAATCCGGGTTATTCGCGGCGGCGTCAAAATCTTCAAAAGGCCGGGAAAAGGTGAAGTTGATGATATCGTCAATGGTGTCCGGAGTCTGCCACAGATACCAAATCCCATCGGTCAATTGCGGGTCGTAGTAACCTTGGTGAGGCTTGCCTAAACTGGTCTTGTTGGGGAGGTCAAAATATTCATCCCGCGTCAGAATGTCAGAAAATGGGATCTCCTGGCCGCTAGCGTCTTCTCTCCGGGCGCTGAATATCCGCAACGGACGGTCGATCTTAGAGGTATAAGTGTAGAGCGTGTTCCCACTAGCGGCGTCGCCATCAATCGCGCTTGCCAGCGTCACTGTCGATCCCGATGGAGACCCGCTAATCGTCGTCCAGTGGAACGTCCCATCATCCTTGACGATCCCGATATTATCGGAAGCCGTCATGCCGGTGATCGACGCCACGGTCAAAGTGGTGTCAGTATTCTCGGCAGCGGCGGAAAGAGTGGTCTCGGCATATGAAGAAGTCGCGTGATCGCCATTAGGGCCGAGGGTGTACTTCGCCGTTCCCTTGGTGAGAAACAAAGTCGCCTCGGCGGTCGCCCATAAATGGAGGCCCTGCGCGCGCCACTCCTTGACCATCATATTTAGGGCCTCGGTGGCGTCCGTAACTTCTTCAGCGGATGGCGTTTCCCCAGCAGCGATTGCCTCGATAAGGCGCAAGGCTCCCGCGATGATCTGATCTCTTGTACGATTAAAATCAACTGAGCCGGAAGTAGCCATACTATACCTCGATCATTCGTTTAGCGTCAGTCACGGCTTCGCTCGCGCCAATCAACCCCACGCACCAACGTCTTAGCCTCTGAATGATCAACGAGAGTGAACACCCGAATTACAAACGGAGCGTTAAGCCATCCAGGGGTCCATCCCGCCGCACCGGACACTTTTACCAATGCTTCAGTACCTGCAAGATTCTCCGCAACGGATAATGCAGCTCCTGGCGTTTTGGTGTTATGCCTGATTGCACAAGCGGATTTCATGGAATTATACGATCCGTGGGTCATGTCCACATGAAACCAGCATTCTGATCCTTCATAGGCCATATCAATCGCTCGGGCTTGTTGATGCTGTAGTAAGAGCACCTACTACTGTGAAGTCTCCACCAGTGCCGGCGTTCAGCTTAAAATTATCTGCTGCTTCTCCATTGTCGATATGCTGATAAATAATGGGCTGGACAGCATTAGGTGTTGAACCATCAGCCCCAAGATCAACTGGTTTATTATCACCATCACGGAACAGTGCTACCTTGTCCGAATCACTGAAATCTATATATGTTGTCTCGTCAAAATACAGCTCCGCCATATCGGCATCGAGAAGCGTCCCAGCAGAAATATCCGAGCCTGCAAATGCATTGCCAGAGTCCGTCCAGTTGATCGTAGCATCGGTTAAGTTATTAACCGCTCCTTTATCATCCGTTCCATTGATGACAAGGCGAGAAATCGGAACAGAAAGATCGGCGCCAGCCGCGATATGTATCCAGCCATCCGTTGAATCCCAAGCAGAACTAGACAACATTTCCATAATCTCAGCACCCGCCGTGCTCGTTAATTTGAACACCAATTTATCATCCGCGCCTCTCCGTAATGTAAAAGCCTCATCTCCAGATGAGCCAACATTAAAGATATGTTGTCCTGCGCCATCGCCACCAGCCTCAAACTTCAACCAACAAGAAAAAACCATTACCTTGCTATTGGCCACACCAGTCAAGCCCGCACCACCATGATTCATGGAATCGTTGCTACCATCAAACGTCACAGCATCAACCGCAAGCCCTGCAGCCGTATACCGGAATGGATTGATTATGAAGCTCATGTTTGACGCCCTATCAGGTAGGCTTTGAGACCCGCGCCGGCGACACTCGACCCGACCTGATCAAGATCGATTTCAATTAACGCCCCTGCTGCAAGCGCAGTATCAGATATAACCGGAGGCGTTGCCGCTGTTTGTGAAGTCTTCTCTGTCGCATCAATGGTGATTAAAGTCGATAGGATCGTTGATCCGGCTTCGTTAATGTCAACAATGATCGACGCACCTGTCGGCGCTGCGGTAACTCCAGCTTGAACCTCCGTGAGGGTAAAACCATAGGGCATATGAAACGTAACCTTAGCACTACCCGTTGTAAGTGCCGTAGTTTCATCAGATACCGCGATGGCGATACACTCTAATGCCGCTGTTGCTCCTGATACGCCAGCCTGAGAAACTCCCTCAACCGCTAAAACCCCGGCGCTCGCCCGTGTGAGCGAGGTGTCGGTGGCATGACCAAGTTCAACACCGGTAAACTGCGGACTATCACCAGTACCAACACCCAACGCGGTTGCTCCGCCCGCTGCGGTTGACGCGCCCGTTCCACCATCAGTTACTGGAACATCAGTACCCCCAGCACGATAAGCTATATTTCCCTCAATGTTCATATCACCAGCACTCGCCCGCGCGAGCGTGGTGTCGGACGCATGCCCAAGCTCGATGGTGGTCAACTGCTTATTGGTGAGCGTCTGAGCGGTGGCAAGCCCAACAAGCTGTTCCGTGATACCAGCAGCGTCATAAACCGCCGCCGCCATATCCCCGGCACCGGCTGCGGCCCAAGACAACTGCCCAGACCCGTTGGTCTGAAGGACGTTGGTGTTAGCTCCGTCGGCTTGTGGCCACTTCTGGCCATCAAGAACGATGTCCCCCGTGGTATGGGGGGTCAAGTTGATATCGCCGGCCGCGTCCGTCGAAGTAATCGTATTACCGTTGAATTGGAGGTTATCAACAGTGATATCACCAGTTACACCAAGCGTCCCGGTCATCGTCAACGAAGCAACGCCAGTTATATTATCGCTGTTATCAATAATTACGCCGCTGCCCTGGATGATCTTCCCAGAAGTGGAATCAAACCTTGGAACAGCGTTATCAGTTGACGAGCCTGGGCCGCTTACATCTCCCGTACCAGATACAGACGTATACCAATTGGTCGTATCAGTGGCGACGTAGCGCCGAGACGCCCCAGCGGCGAGCGTGTTGCCGTCAACGGCATCCGCAGAACCACCGTCAATCGCGTCGCTCGTATTCGGCCATACCTGAATAGTCTGAGCGGCGTCGTCGTTGATGATCAGGATTTCAAGACCGGCAGCCGCCGTTGGCAACTTCACCCCGTCCCCGTTGGTCCCGGATACCGTGACCCTATTGGTGGCGGTTGTAAGAGCCGTCGCGCCCGCTTGACTTTGAGTTGTCCCCGCCGTGATGCTATCAGTGATCGTCGTCGTGCCGTCCTGAAGCGCCCCAATTTCAGATGCCGCAGCGGCGAAGTTCGTGCGCACCGATGCCGTAGTAGGAATCTCCGCTACCGGTTTGCTGGAATCAATACTGGATGCCATGTTCTAATCCCAAAGTGATGCGCCGATGTCCCATACCGAATGTCCACCGTCCCAAATCGCCTGCCCAACATCGGTGGAGTCGGGCGTTCCTGAACCCGTCAGATCAGAAGCAGTGACTTCCGTTGGGCTGAGAAACCGCTGTGTTGACCACGGACGGGGATCTGGAACGGATTGCCTGTCGGGCCGACCTCGGATTTTATCCTGGGGGTGGCGAGGCTCCCAAGACTCTTTCCTGACTAGCAACCCGTTCCATTCTTTGCGAGCCTGGGACCGCTTGATCTTGTGGCCGGTCCTATCACAAATTACATTGTGGTCACCCGGCTCGTAATATGCGTCAGACATCACGCTTTCTTCTTCATCTCTAAAATGATGGTGCCTTCATCTCCGCTGCCAAGGCCCGTGGTTGTAAAGAGAATATCCCCCGTCACACCCACGCCGGCATTGTTGTAAAACCCACCGTAAGAGTTGAAGTCCATATGCTGCTCTCCAACCGGGAGGTCAATTATATCAACATTGGTATCGGCATCCCAGAGCAATTTGACCGTAAACCCGATGAGCATGGTTTTGATCCTCAGAATGCTCACCGATCCAGGAGGTACGCCAAACTCGGAAACGTTGACGAGGATGGTAGCGGATTCATCGCCTGAACCATCCCCGGTTATTTTGACCTTGGAGACAATGTTTCGTGGCCCCTCGGTCAAAGTTTGCTGTGTAATTGTGTTGACCATGGCTTTCTACCTCTCGGCGGCTACAAGAAAATAGTCCAAGCTGAGAACACTGGCCTTCGCCTCGCCACCCTTCACAAAAAACATCGGGGTCAACACGGACGTGGCGATATTCGAGGTAAGCGTCGCCTTCAAGGTATTATCCACATAAAATTTTGTGGTGCCACTCCCATCAGTATACCATGTGAAAAGCGTAAAGGCGCCATCGACCAGAGTGAAAGCATCCGTTTCAGTCGAGAAAACGTCCGCTTCACCTTGTATACAATCCATCGTCGCCTTGCCATCAAACTTGGCGAAACCAATGGCGTCATCCATGGTCCGCGTCAGTCCATCAGCCGCGAAGAAGTTAGCGCCGGTTTGTACGCTCGACATGCCAACAAACATTTCGCTGGCCGTCAAAACACCGCCCGACCCCTTATCGAGTTTAGCGCGACACTCGAAAAGCATCTTTTTGGAATTTGTCTGCCACGCCGCGTCAGTATGATATAGCTGGCCAAGGTCGTTATCAGCACCAGCATTAGTGAGAGCCACTACTCCTGTAGGACCGACGATGGTGTCAACGTTGTTGGTTACAGTTAAGGTCCAGGCCGCATTCCCCTGGGACTTGTCGTATTCCAGAAAGTCGTCAAAATGAACCGCCCATTTGGTAGGATCAACGTAAGGCATCGCTGCCATGGGATCGTCCGCCTTAACGGTCGAAATGCCACTGGCAAAGCGATGCAACACATTATGAAGTACTTCAGACATCTTGTAGCTCCTTGTGTGTTGCCGCTGGTATGCAGCTGGTTAAAGAACTTTGCGAAGCTCGTCAGCGCCGTCTTCGCATACAGTTTCGTCAGTTTGGGGCCTCGCTAGGGTGCTAGCAGTGGTCGCCATGATCCTTTCCGCGACCCCCCTATCTTTTAGGGTGTGGCCGTAAAATCTAGGCTCCCATGGATAATGCTCCAACAGCAAGCTACCGTCGCTTTTCTCCACCTCAATACCCCGGCCCATGGCCAACTGAAGCCATGAATCCAAACATGGCTTTTGAGTGTAATATTCGATGGAGAGGTTCTTCATGAGAATCTTATGACATATGATCTTCTCGAATCCCTCTCGTATCGCGTCAGCAAT